TCTAGTAGTTGATTACGCGCATACTGAACTCCAGCTTCGAAGCCCTTGGTGTAACTTGTTTTCATTCTTCCTCCTTATCCAGAACGACGATGGTGATGCCCTTTGTGTCTGTGTTTACTGCACAGTTGGGACAAGTGGTGTGATCCTCGCTCCGGTATACCTCGAGACACCATAGACATTCGGTAGTCATTCCTGCTCTCCTTTGATTAGTTGAATAGCAAAGTCGAGATAGTTTGCTTGCTGATGTAAGTCTGCGGTTCGCCACTCAATAGCCTTGTCTATTAGCAACTTGATGATCCGTTGACGCTCTAATTCAGCAACTGCATTGGCTTCAATTAGTATTTCGTCATTTAGTTCAAGCATGTAGTTACCATCCATGTTTATAAACGCGTGGCTCATTTAGTCTCCTCTATAATGCGAACGATTCTTTCCAAGTGGTCAATGTCGCAATTAGTGCTGATAACTCCATCGTTTACGATTCCCTTGATGATTGAGTCCTTGAAGTGCTTCTCTGCACCTTGCCATCCTTTGTTATAGCTATCAACCGATGTTCTTACGAAGATGTCCTTTAGCTGTTCTGCATGGCGGTCAATTATGTCTTGCTTCTGTGATTCCAAGTTATCCATGAGTTTTGATTATCCTTACTGCGAGTGTGGTTAGTGATTCTGCTAGTGATGGTGCAGCCATAGCTTTTAGGAATAGTGATCCTAGAGCCGGGCGAATCTCCTCGAAGTCTGCGCTCCAAACAAGGTTGTCATCCATGAGTAGGCGCATAGCTTTAAACATTATTGCGTTGCGTTCTTCTTGTGTTATTTTGCTCACTTGCTAAAGTCCGCCTTGAAGTAAAGCCAGACCGGTAGTGCTGCAAATAGACCTAGAGTTGGCTCTTCGATTCTGAACCCGATTACGGTCATTCCGAATACAAAGATAGTTGAGATTAGGACTTCTGCGATTTTTCTTGCTTTGGTCATGATGCCTCCTATTTCTGTGTGGTGTCCGCCTTAATACCCTTACGGACTCACCTCAAGCGGCTGGGTTGCTCTGGTATCAGCTCGACTTGCTGTGCTGGTCTTATTTTATGTCGGTTCTGTCGGTTATGTCGGTTTGTTTTTGAGTCGTTATAAAATTGTTATGTTCTTTTAGCCGTTAGGACGGTCTCACCTTTGAGGCTGAATCCGCATTCCTGGCACAGATAGCGTTGATACTTTCCGGTCTGTGTGTATCGGTAGCCATAGCGAATAAGGTTGTTGCTGGCGCAGTTACGGCAGCTAACTGGTTCACCTTCGACTAGTCCCATGTGTGGATGGTTCTTTATCCAGGGGAGCAGAATGTCGTATAGATCCAGTAGCAAGTTGACATCCTGAATCTGGTATTCCTTCATTAGCTTCCAAGCCTTAGCGTTACCAGCCATACAGTCCAGCCAAAGTTGGAATCCAGTGTGTTGAACCTTAGCTCCGACACCTAGTTTCTGTGCAACATAATCGAGCTTGTTAGAAGGGAACTTGAACTGACCTTTGACGGTCTTCATTAGATCTAGTTCTATCCAAGGTGATGGTGGTAAGTAACCGTTCTCGATGAACTCTCGCTTGATGTGCTTTGAGTCGAAGGCTGCAGAGTTCCAACCTATAAGCACGTCAGCTTCGTCCATGATGCGGTGGAGTTCGTCTAGCATGGCTTTTTTTCCATGATGATGAACTGACTTGAAGATTACCTTGTCACTTCCAAGCCATCTAGCTCCCCAGCAGATTACTTCTGTTGAGCTTTCGATTTGATTGATTGCTATGTTCTGATCCCAGAGTCCCCAAACATAAGCAAGGTTTGGAGAAGTCTCGAGATCGAGGAATAGTATTTTCATACTCTAAACGTAGCCTTTACGCTTACGGTCTATCTCCGACACGCCTTGCGTTATCAATTCGTTATCAAACGGTGTAACGCTAACTAACACGCCTGATTCGTGCAGGTCATCATAATTTTTACGAACTACAAGATCTACGACTAAGTTGTCATTTGCTATTACCCCAGCAGATTCGAGTGAATCTAAACAGGCACGCGTTAGTTTGTCGATGTCATAGGTTCCAGTTGCATACTGCCTCTTAACGCTCTTAGGACGTTTTATCCAGAACGTAAGCGATACCGAGAGCGCTGTCTCGAACCGGGTATCAAGTTCCATGAACTTTAGCTGGAATGCTTTTTTCATGGTCTCGCGCCAGGCAGGGAGATCCTTGTTAGCTTCAACTAAGACGATGTGCTTGCCTCGATTGAATGCCTTCTTAGAACCTTGCGGTCTAGGGTCTCCAGCAACAAATAGTTGGAACATTTAGAACGGTAGATCCTTGGGTTCACCAGGAGCCACGATGTTGATTACTTCCTCAATAGCGGTTCTAGGTTCTGCAGCCTTTACTAGAGATACCAGGCAGTTGTTTAGTGAATGCTCAACTACTTGCTTAGTTTCCTGTCCTGGCTTGTTATAGGTTCCAACCTTGGTGCTTAGTGATCCTTCAATCTTGACCTCATCGTCCTTCTTGTAGTTCGATGCGTTGTCCAGCCATGCTGTCCATAGTCGATTCCTTGGTTCACCTTTGAAGTCGTAGGTCTCCCAGACTCTAAGTCTTGGGTATCCCTCGTTCACTACTTCAGCTACCTTTGCGTAGATTTCTACTGTTGCCATTTCTGTGTTTTCCTTTCTAGTGTTCTTTAAGTTTAAGTTAATTATTAGTTACTTTTAACACGACATCAGCGCCGTCCCGTGACGTCTTTGATGACGCCCCGAGTAGTCGTAGATGACGCCCCGTTTTGCCTTTTTTGACGCCCCGTAAATTATGGCTAAGACTACCGTCACAACCTTCAGGACAATCAAGGGTAATCCAGTATCGGTTTGTAATTCGGTCGAATCGATACCCGACTCCGTTATGCTGCGACATTTCAATTTCTCCTAGCTCGACTAGCTTCTGGAGATTTCGTTGAACTTGTCTAACGGAACACCCGGCTAATTTAGCCAGGCGAGTTTGTGATGGATAACAACCCTCTTCGGGATCATTACCTAAATGCCATGCCAGAGCCGTCAGGATGCCCCTAGCGGTTCCGGTGCTGGTTGAGTGGTGTAGAACGGCTGAAACGGCTTCTAGGCTCATTCTGCGCCTTCCTAGGCTATACTGGTGATTGCCCATCGTGGTTGGGTGACGCTTTCGCGTCGGGCTAGAAGTTTTCTGTGGCTTCTAGCCCTTTCCAATTTACTTGGCTTTTAGCGAATCGGCGAGAGCTTTGATAGCTTCCAAAACATCGTTATCAACTTGTGACTTTACGGCTGAAGCGTAGATAACCCTAAGAGTCTCTAGATCACTATTGGCTGCAGCTTCGGATGCTTCCTCGATGTAGTTGCGCGATTCCCTGGTTGCCTTGATCATCTCTTCACGGCTAGGACGGTTCTTGCTAGTTGATAGTCCTAGTGTTGCGAGCGCGCGACCGATTGCGGATGTTGAACAGTTTTCCAAAAACGAAGTCCGGTTGATGTTGTTAGATCCTCTAGTCTCATGCGCCCAGTCAACTGATGCAGCTCTAAGGTCTTCTCGGTCTGTAAATACCGAAGCTTGGACTACTACCTCGGTCTCGTTGATTAGTTTGATTTCTGTGATAATGCGACCAGTTGGATAAGCCTTCCAGAACTTCTGAATGCGTTCTGAAACTGGTTCGTAATTGCTTAGGTCGAAACCCATTTTTCCTCCTGTTATTTATTTGAACGTAATGAACGGCTTGCCATTACGGGCTTGTAGTGCGATGACTTTGTCACCTTGGAATAGACCATACTTAGTTCCATCCATGTAGGCAAGCACTGCGGACTTGTGTGCCTTGAATTGTTTTTCCCAATATTCCGATTCCGCTTTGGCTTGTTGCAGGTTCGCCCAAAGGCTGCCCAACTCGATTTCTCCCTCCTGGAGACCCTGGGATAGCTCCCTAACAGTCTCATAGGTAGATTCGCTTCCGTCATAATCTGGAGCTGTATCTGTGTCTAGGAAGCCGTAGAACGCCTCTACGCGCCTTTTCATGGTCTCGATAAGGGAATCATCCCGAACGACATCAAACTCCTTCCAATCGCCTCCTGCGACCGCTACGACCACACCTCGCTTTAGACCAAGGACAGATAGGTAATGTTGAACTTGAAGGTTGTAGTAATCGGGTAGCTTGTCCCAATACTGTCTCGAGAACTTGATTTCTAGGACTCCAAGACTGCCGTCATCCCATTCGATTATGCCGTCAACATTGGCTACTGACCTAGGTTCCTCGATGGATGCCCAAGTTCCGGTCTCGTGAACCTTCAACCAGTCCTGGTTAGCTTCTGCGAATAGTTGCCTAATTACTGGCTCAAAGGCTGTCCCCATCTTCATTGGCATAGATGCTTCTAAGTTCTGCCATGCCTTGCCAGACTTTTCCATGAACAGAGTGAAGGCTGACTTATAGGGGTTCATGTCCATTACTGCGGATACATCCGAACCGCCGATACCGCTGCGCGACTTATGCCATTCGATACTGCCAGGCTCATAAGTGCCTAGATACTTTGCGAAGCCTAATGCCTCGATTTTCTGTGTGATCTTCATGCCGTCATCCTAATAGATGACTGTGACATTTACTTCTTAGGCTTGTCCTGTGAGTTGCCGATTTTTCCGAAGGACTTGTTAATCTCTTCTGGGTCAAGTTTGCCATCGGCTAAGTAGGATCTAGAGAGTTCTTGTGATACGTCAATAACACCAGCGAATGCAGCCATAGCGATTGCTTGGGTAACTTCTAGACCGATTGCAGCTCCACCGACAAAAATACCTGTGACCTTTAGGATGATGACGGCTAGCGTTCTTCTAGCGATGTCTAGCCACATTAGCTAACCTTCAATACTTGACCGATACTAATTTTGTTCTTATCAACAATTCCGTTTAGCGCTACTAGTGCAGCAACGGTAGTTCCATTAGCTTTGGCAATCTTGGTTAGGTTATCGCCTTTGACTACGGTGTAAGTCCTAGCAGCCGTCTTTGGCTTAGCTGGAGCCTTAGCCTTAGCAGGAGCCTTCGCTGGAGTAGCCTTTGGAGCTGGAGCAGGTGATCCACCAACTACGGTCTCGAAGTCGATGTTGCCAGTTGCCATTGTTGAAGTTCCACCTCTGCGGAATGCTAAGTGCAAGTGTGGACCGTATCCGTTTTCAGAGCCTAGACCTGATGCACCGGATAGACCAATCACTTGACCTTGTTTAACTTCTTGACCAACAGCAACGTCAATTCTAGATAAATGAAGGTAATCAGCATTGTGTCCGCCTGGAAGGTTTTGGAAGATCATGCGACCACCAGCGCCTCGGAAAGTCTCAACAGTTCCAGTAATCATTCCATCGGCAATAGCCTTTACTGGAGTTCCAGTTGCTACGCCGTAATCGGTTCCAGGGTTCCTAGAAGTTGGTGTGCGGTTGACGTGATCCTGGAAGGATGAAGTTACGCGACCTTCTACTGGTCTAATCCATGACATTTAGAATGCTCCTACTGTTGTTGTTATTAGCCCAATCATTGAGATTATGGCAGCGCCTAGTCCTGCATAGGCAATTCGTTCAATCCAGAATAACCTGGCAAGGGTTAGCTCGACTTCTCTAAGTCGGTCTGGAACATCGTCCAAGTGATCTAGCTTCTGAAGAACCTTGATAAGGATGTCACCATGCTCTAGTTGCTTCTTGTAGATGTCCCCTTGGGTAATTCGGACTGAACTCTTTTCTTCAGACATTATTCACCTTGGGAAGTTATAGCAGCTTTATCTAATTTGATAGCGTCAGCAAGTTCTTGCAATTCAACGACTTCTTCCGAAGTCAATTCTCTTTCAATTACCTCTTTAGTCAAAGCGTCGATTATTGTTATCATTCTTTTCTCAGACATAACTATTCCCTAATTCCGTAGATTTTGACTGATCCAGTTATCGTTCCCGAATCTTGCTGGATAATAATTCCATCCCTAGCTAAGATGTTTCCTTCAAATCCCCATAAAGAGCTTCCAGATTGGGAACCATCCCATTGCCAAGCTTGACCATCCATTGTTGTTTGAATGGCTCTTGCAGGATTGTAAACATTCAAAGCAAAATGCTGATTTCTGCTTACTCCGTTAGAGTTTGCGGAAGGCCAACCGCTAGTAGATGTTGAACCAGTCGAAGTCACCGTCGTTGTGGTGCTTCTTAACGCTTGCCACTTGTAATCCGTTCCAGTTACAGTTGACCCTGCTGCACGTAGTCTTACCGTGTATGAAGAACTTGCAGAGTTAGAGAACTCATAAACAACTTTGTAGTCATCAAAAGCGGAAGTAAAGACGTTATCAACTGCAACAGAAGTTTGTGCTGTAAATGTTTGGTTGACTAACAATGTCATTCCAAAAGGTGAACCCCATGCAGATCCGTTGTAGCTTTCATAACGGTTTACGTCTTCTAGCCAGGTAAGCATCCCCTCAATTGGAGAAGTGATTGCAGCGGTTCTAGCAGCAGCGTTAGAGAAGACCATAACGCTTTGACGCATTAGGTTATCGTTGATCTCGGATGCGTTCAATACGCTTCCGTTAGTAAATACTTTGTAAGCCACTAGGCTTCCTTCCATAGTTCTAGAGTTGTAAACCAGTTATCAACGTCTATGCGATGGGACACCTTGATTATGGTGTAGAATCCCACGATGTTTAGCTGGTCTTTAGTATAGCTTACCCCTACCGTCATTCCCGGCGTAAACACCGCTGCATCCGTAAGAGTTCCTAGTCTGTCAATAGCCGGGGTCTGAACCATGTTTACCTGGTTAGCTGACCGATGATTGAAGACTCTATCTGCCCAGTTGTTTAGTTGGGCAAGGTTTGTTGTGTTTATAGTCACGTCAATAGCCGATTCGCCATAGAGATCTATGGAGTCTTGATCCTTGCGGACTGTAAAGATAGCTGGGTCAGATTGAAGCGAAACGGTTAGCGAGTTATAGACTGCATCCGAATCGGAAAAGACATTGATTTCACTCATGCAAAGGTGATAAGGATCCCCATGATTGTTGCCGATTACATAAGTTGTTGGACCGCCTGTTGAAGCAAAGGTCCGGTGTTGAACTACAAGTTCCTCGGTGTCCTGATCTAGCCAAACTAGACCATTACCAACTTGAAGAACCTCGTTGACTACGGAGCTGACTAGAACGTTAGTCTCATTGACTACTGGAATCTGACCGCCAACATGGAACGATTCTGGAGATAGTCCGAGACCAGAATAGATTCCAATAAGTTCCCAAACTTGATCATCGTGGATGTGTGTTCCAAAGGATGTCGTATCCCAAACTGCAAACCTAGAGTTAACTAAGGACTTATAAGCATCGAAGCCAGTAATTCTAATTAGGTTAGGACCTTGTGGATAGTAAGTGACATCGATGGTGTCAATAAACCCTTGAAATAGAATGCGGTCTAGTTCTTCATCTTCCAGGCGAATGCGGAACTTAGTTGAAGCTCGAATGTTCTTGTTTACTGTTGGGTCTAGATCGTAGCTTTGAAGAGTTAGATTAGCCGTTGCTGGTTGCGGTTGAAAATTTACTGAATCTTGCAGCTCTCCACCAACGGAGATGCTTGCATTAGCTACGGAGCATGAGACTTCTTGCCACTTTAGACCGGAGCTTGGAGCTAGAACTGCGTTACTACCAAGTAGCGATACCCCAAGAATGAATTCACCAAAGCCGCCAAGCACATCTGTCCCACCTAGTTCGCTGATACCAAGAATGAAGGTAATACCCTCGGCATCGGGAACTAAGAACTCAACCTTTAGGTTTTGATCTATTGCAAAGTTCGGAATCACTAAATTACCTAGCGTTCCTAATCAAGTTAGTTCCGGTAGCTCTGTTGCCTCGGTTTATCTTGTCAGCTATCTCCTGAGCGGTGACGTTACCATTGTTTACGTTTATAGTTACGTTTTGAGAAACTGAAGGCTGGAAGGCATCTCCAAAGAGTCTTCCTCCCTGTTGGAATCCTGAACCTGCGTAGATCTCTGACTGTTGCGCTAGAGTCTGACCTTGCATGAATCCACCAGCGGCGGCTCCTGCTCCTGCTGTTCCCAAAACTGTTACCGATGCTGCACCGGCTACTCCAACAGCGGTTGCGATACCTGCTGCTGCCTTGAATGTATTGACTGCTGTGGTTGCTGTGTTCCAGGCGGTAGTAACGGCTCCAATAGCAACAACCATTGGGACTAGCCAGTCCTTATTGTCATCTACCCATTGAACCATCTTGATACCCTCTTCGATGATTGCTACCATGCCGTCCACGATCTCCTGGAGCTTAGCTTGTCCTTCTGGAGTAGTTAGCCATTCGGAGAAGTCCTGAAGAATAGGGAGAAGCGCTGTTCCAACTTGTTCCTGTAAGTCCTCGAAGATGATTTGCATTTGAGTATAAGGGTCAAGGTTTGCAGCTTCTTCAGCGGATCCTTTGAATAGTTCTTCAAGCTTCTTTAGAGGATCTTCTGCCCCGACTAGAGAAGGGACTAACTTACCCAGAGCGGTATCGCTACCCTCTAAGGACTTAGCCATGGCTTGCGCAACGGTGTCTAGGTCTTTACCAGTTGAAGCGGATGTGTCTAGGGCAACCTGGAGGAGCTTGCTGGCATCGGTTACGTCACCAGTTGAGATGAAGAGTTTTTGAAAGGCAGGTCTTAGCTTGTCATCGGCAACTCCAGCCGAGAATTGCATCTTACGGATGTTATCTTCTGCAAGTTTGATTTGGTCATCGGTTGCTTCACCGGTGTTCTCCATAGCGATAGCTAGAAGTTGCTGGGACTTTATGTCCTCGATGGCGGCTTTGGAGGCATCCTTTAGTCCATTGACTATTGCACCAACAGAGAACGCTGCACCAATTAGACCGAATGCTTTGTTCATTCCAGTAGAGACGTTATCTGCTACCTGGTTAAGTCCCTTTAGCTGACCTTCTGCGCCTTGCGTTGCAGCGCTAAGTTTCTTGAACTCTCCAAGAATCTCTACGTTTAGAGCTAAGGTTCCAGCCATGTTAATCCTTTTTCAAAGTCTTCATGAACGCTAAATACTCGTTCAAAGTTAGAGCCTTGTATTCTGACGGACTCACATTGAAGTAACGGCAGAACTCCGCCATACGTTTAGCGGATAGCTCTCTTATTCTTTTTTTTCTTCGTCACCCTTAATCATGCTTAGGGCTTGTTTCAAACTTAGCTTTTTAGCATCTTCCATTTTGTAATTAGGGTTAGCTCTTTTTTGAACTACCCAAACAAATGCGGATAGGGCTTTGCCTTTAGGCTTACCATTTCCGAATGCTTCATCGATACTTGAGTTTGTCAAGTTCTCGATTAGTTCCACTTCTTCTAGTGTCAAACTATCAAAGTCAAATTGGTTCATCTGTGTTCTCCTATGGTGTTGTGTTTGAATACTTCTTTAGTAACTTACCAATGTTATCAAAGAAGATTTCGTAAACCTGTTTTCTGGTGCTGCTTAGTGCGTTGCTAAAGAACGGTCTAGGTCTGATGTTCTTGGCTCGCATGTGAACCTTGTCATAATTCCAACCGAAGTGAATCGGGTTAGCATAAGGGACTCGGTTATTGTTACCTGCACTAACGACTACTTTCCGGGCTATCTTTTTAGACTTGATAGTTGCTCGGAGTGCGCCAGTTCTTACCGGAACTAAGGATCGCGCCCTATTAGCTACGACCTCTCCTGCTTCTTGGGATGCCAGACCGATTTCAGCGGACGGAACTCCAATAGCTCGGAGGTTTCGTATGGCCTCATTGAGACCAGCGACCTTAATTCCAGAAGACATTACTAAGCTGTTTCGTCGATCTCCACACCGAAGTACTTGCCAGTAGCTGGATCGTGAGGAGTGTTCTTCACGCGTAGAGTTACTGAGAATAGAGCGGTCTCGTTGCTGTTTAGGCTTAGAGGTGGAAGCTCGTTGAATACTGCAACACCTTTGTAGTGTGGCTGGTCAGCAGATGGAGTTGCGTTTCCGTTAGGAGCAATTGTGAAGGCTACTTCGGTTCCGTAGTTGTCCCATAGAACGCGGTAAAGGCTTGTGTCTTCACCAGAAGTAATACCGTCTAGCTGAAGCGCCCACTCTCCACCAACGCGAACCTCGCAGAAAGTCTGAACATCGCCAGGTGCGTCACCTAGTGTTAGCTCAACCATGTTTGCGTCGCATGCGTAGTCGGTTGCTCCGATTTTGAAAATAATGTTTTGTGCTTTGATTCTTGTTGAAGCCGCCATGATTGGCTACCTTTCTAAAGTGTGATGTCTAGCGAGACAAACAAGTTTGTTGCTAGATACTCGGCGTTGTTTGTTTGTAGATTGTAAGGCTGATTGACCGACGTAATGCGAACATAAGTTAGCGGTTCGATTGCGTTCAGAACATCCTCGATTAGCTGGTCTTGGTTTTCCGTTGCCTTCTTGTTAGTCGCGGTAGAAGCTACCAAAACTAACTCAAGTCCCATCG